TTGTGGTAGCTGGAGATTCTACATGGTGGGATCTTGTTGTTAAGTTTACTACTTCCATCATTGGTCAAATGGCTAGTGCCGGTGTTAATGCCCAAAAGGCGATATATCATCATGCTTCAATATTTTCAGGATCTGTGAGGAAAGCTCAGATCAATTTGCTGGATCTTAATCTTAGTTTTGTAACCAAGAGTAGTTTGAAAATGCAAAACAGAACTATTCCTGTTGCAGGTGCCGATCAGGCCGATGATATTAATCATGTTCCTCTAACTTGCCGAAGTTATGCAGGTTGGAGTAATGGTCCGGATTACAAAAGTGTGATGCAATTACCTACTACGAAAGCTACATCTGATTACGGATCGATAGCGTTTGGTGCTGGTACCAGGCAACAACTGATGGAGCCTCCTCAACCTAGTGTTTTTCAAGGTGCTGTCAAGACAGGAAAGTTTACTTTAGGTGCCGGTTCAATCAAAACGTCAATTATAACTCATAAGCAGATTATTAGTTTTGATAATTTAATGCATGAATTTAGTCAAATTTATTGTCAAGGAATTAGTACTCCGCAAACTAAGTTCAGATATTCTAAGTATATTTTGTATGCTTTTGAAAAAACTTTGGCTGTTGTGGGTGAAGGTGCTGTTAACATAATTTCTGAATTTGATGTTAAAAATTGGTGTACTTTATTACCAAGAGTTGATAGATATACTATTCCATACGTAAATACTGCTCAATAAAATTTAGAACATTTAATATGAACAATTCTTCGTTGGATTGCTGGTATGTCAGATACCGGGAATTCGTTACAAGTAAATATTTTTGGTGTATTTTTAGGAATTAATACTGTGCCATACCGAACATGGATGCTTCTTGTGTCATTATAGTCTAGCAAATGTATTTGACCGGTTTCCGGAATATGCCGAATTGAGACGTCATCAAATATAATACCCTTGTGGTACCCGGATCGAAACTTCTTTAAATCATCCAAATGACTGACCATTAAAGCTGGTTTCGGAACCAATATTTTTGCCATTGAAGTTTTTCCTAAACCTGTTTCGCCCCAAAGTATAAGAACCTTAGACTGTTCCCAGGTCATTGTAATAAAATGTCGTATGATAGATGGGTCTACTCTATCTAAAGTACCGATAATGTCATCAGGCATTATTGTATGAGTTAAATCAGGATGAGCCATTTCCCATATTGTGCTAGCATATTGGAATTTGTTTGCGCTCATCCAGGCTAGAAATTCTAAACGATCCATCTGGCTTGCTTGTTCGATAATTTGTTCAGGACCTGGTTTATTTTCGTTCAAAAATCCTTCTTCTAAGTAGTCTCCGTCCTTTCTGATGTATTTGATCCAAGCTCTGAACTGGCGTGCTGGCTGAACGTTTGGGTGGACTCCGTCCAGATCCCAGAATCGCTCGTCTCTGGTCCGTAAAGGCTTAGAAAGTTCGTACCCCACATGGTAATGAATTGATCCATCCTTGTGCGATTCTCTGGCAACACAGATAAATTGTATTCTTCCTCCGTGATCTCGAAGACGGATGGCGGAGAGTAAGGTGGCGTTGGATAGGAAAGGTGATGGTGGTAAAAGGGACTCTCCTCGACTATCGGGTAGGTGTTGTTGTTGTTGTTGTCCGACATTTGAATAAGTTAAGCAAACAGTTTTACTATTGAATTGAAACATAAACAATCCGATATAGTACTCCCAATTCATGTGAAATGAATTGTTTTTCAAGACTTTTGGTATTTAATATAAATTTAATTAAAAATAGATTAATGTACTGGGGTAACCCCGAAGGGGTTAGGGGCGAAGCCCCTTGTTAGTGGTTAGGGCCGGGGTAACCCCGAAGGGGTTAGGGGCGGAGCCCCTTGTTAGGTTAGTGGTTAGTGGTTAGGGTTAGGGTCTGGTAAAGGAGGGGAAGAGCAGGGGTTACACCCCTGCGTAAGCGCATATTAATATTACTTATGCGCTCCCCTCCCAGTGCTATAAAAGGCAAATTGCAATAAAAACAAATTATAATGCGTTTGAGATCTGGACGATCATATGGAAATTTGCCTCGCGGTACTAGTTGGTCTGGCAAGTTGCGTACTGCTGGTGCTATTGCTGCTGGTGTTGCGTATCCCTATGTTCAAAAAGGTGTACGATACCTTGGAAATGTCGCGTACAACGCAGGTAGAAGGTATTTGACTAACCGAGCAGTTAGGACAATTGGTTCTGTTTTGTCTCCGGTGTCACGTCGGCCTTTTTATAGTGTTGGTTATCATGGTGGGAAACTCAGATACCCCAAAAAAAATGTGAAGTTTGTCCGCCGGTCTCGTGGGCGTGGACGGCGAATGACCAAAAGTTACAAGGCGTTATTTAAAGGTGTTATGGTATCGAATGAAACTACTTTAAGTATTACCGATGATAAATGTGTATACATTGGTCATGCTAGCGGTAATTACTATACTATGTTCACCGCCGTATGTGCTGCTATACTGAAGAATTTGATTGCCGAAATGGGCAGTAATATCCCTGATTTTAGTAATGGATTCCGAAATATTATGAATACTGGTGATGAGATCACTATTTTTTATAAACAGAATGATGCTGCTGCGGTTTCATTTATTGTGTATGTTGTGGTAGCTGGAGATTCTACATGGTGGGATCTTGTTGTTAAGTTTACTACTTCCATCATTGGTCAAATGGCTAGTGCCGGTGTTAATGCCCAAAAGGCGATATATCATCATGCTTCAAT